AATTGCAGACTTTGCAAAATTTCTGATAGTAGATAATATTATAGAGGGTACGAATAAATTATTTGGTGATGATGAGACACTTTTAGGTAGATTAAGTGGTCTTGGCAAAATAATGACTGGTATCATCGGATTAAAATATCTGATGAATCCTTTTAGTATCATTACTGATATTATATTCTTAGCAAATATTATTAGTGCAACGCAATTCCTTGGCAAAAGAGGACAATGTTTGCCTGGCACAGGTTCTTTGAAGAACAAAACCAAAAACATTAGAAATAATAGGGTAAACAATAGACGAACAATTTCAACTAATAAAGTTCGAGCTGGACAACTGAATAGAGGTCCTCTTAGTGGGATAAGGGAATTTTTTAGAAAAGGTAAAAGTAAACTTTTTGGAAATAAATCAGTTACTAGTGGAGTAGGTGGAACTAACACATTTAACAATATAACTCAACGTTTTAAAAATATTTTTAAGAAAAGAACTCCTATAACTCAGGGTGGCACTGTCACTCCAAAGGGCAATTTCTTAAGTAATCTATTCAAGAAGAAACCTCCTGTAACTCAATCTGGTGCTACTACACAAGGTAATTTTCTAAAGAATCTATTTGACAAAAATACTAAAGCAAATATCAATGCATCTAAAGGTAAGGTAAATGTAACTTCTGGTGCCACAAACGCTACAAAAACTTCGGGTTTAATTAAAAGTCTTAGAAATATCAAGATTACACCAGGTGGTGTTGTAAAGGGTGTAAAAGGTCTTGGTATAGGTCTTGTTCTTGATTATAGTGTTAATAAGGTAGCTGATGAAATCATCACTAAACCTCTTAATAACTACTTTGATAGTAAAATGCGAGAGCAGGTAGAGGAAATAATCAATAAACAGGGTATAGACAAGGCTATTGATCTTTTTCAGAGTAAAATTGATGAAGAAAATGCTAAAAAACCGTTTCCTTGGTGGAAAAATGCTTTAACTTTAGGTTATGGTAAGATTTTTGCTGGTCCTGATAAATTAGTAATTGAAAAAAATCAACGAGCTCTAGATTATGCCAACGAACTTAAATCAAAAGGTATAGTAGGTGGATCTGAAACAATTGATAAAAAGGGTTTCCTAGAGTCAAAAGAGGTAAAACTCGCTACAGAATCTATTACAGGGAATTTAAAATTTATAACTGGTCAAACATTTGCACCAGAAGGAAAAGATGCATTTTCCTTGATCGGCAACCTATTTAAGAAGAAAACTCCAACTGTTGAGAATAAAAACACAGTTCCAGCTGGATCATTTAACATAACTAAAAAAGAAGAACCTAAGAAGGGTAATTTCTTTACTAACCTATTCAAAAGAAAGACTGTAGAACCTGCGAAAAAGAAAAAAGGTTTATTTGGATTAGGATTTCTTGGTCTTGAGAAAGGCGGTGAGTTACCTCAAATGTTCCTTGGTGGTTTAATAAGAGCTATCACTAGACCTGTTGTAAGTGTAGTTAAAAGTGTAGTAAACGTTGTTAGTGACGTTGCTGAGACTGCATGGAATACTGTATCCTCAGTTGCTTCAAACCCAATCGTATCTACAGTCGCATCATTTATTCCTGGTGCAAATATTATCGTACCTGCTATTAATGCAGTAAATGCACTTAGTTCTGGTAATCTTGCAGGTGCAGCGATGAGTGCACTTGGTAGTATTGGTAATCTTGCAAATATTAATACTGTAAATGCTATCAATCAACCTTCATGGGTGCAGAATCTACGTTTCAGTAAGTTTGGTGAAGGTATTACTAACATGTATTATGGTGCTATTAATGCATTTGATAATATTAGTCAAAATCTTTCCAATATGTTTGATACTGTAAGAAATAGCACTATGGGTAAGATTGGAATGAAAATATACAATGGTAACATCGGTGGTGCTATTGGTGAAGTAGTCGGTATGATGCCAGGTCTTAGTGGTGGTATAGAGAGTTTTGGTAAATTTCTGGAGGAAAATAAATTACAAGGTATATTAGGAGCAGTTCCTGGTATCGGAGGTTTGGCAAGTAAAGTTCCAAATATATTATCAATTCCTGGTATGGAATCTATATTAGGTAGACCAGGCGAAGGATTTAGTGCTACAGGTGCTCTTGGTAATGTTGCCGATAAAGTGGGTATGAGAGGTGTATATCAAGCTATTTTAAGTGGTGCTCAATCAGGTAATTATATTGAGGGACTACCAGAACTCGCTGCTGAAATAGGTGTTGATCCTAGAATTTTAGGTGTTCTTGATAAAGGAAAACAATTAATGCAGAATAATCAATTTAATGCAGAGTATGCACTGCAGACTGCTATTGAGTTTATACCTGTTCCTTTAGTTGTGGAGAAGATTGTTGCTGCACCTACTCCTGTGCCAATAAATAGCGGTGATACTTACATAGTCGCTCCATCCTCCACAAACGGTGCGAGAAGATAAATGGCAACAGTAAAGAAAGGTTCAAAAATTAATTTTTACAAGTTTGTCGATGCAGACAAGGAATCGGACGCTCGATCAAAAAGTGGTGCGACAAAATCAACTATAGCATTAACTAAAGTTATAAGATCAAATACTCAAGCAATCAATGGTATTGGTGCAGTTACTAATTCTATTGCAAAAACTCTGATAGGTATAAGGGATACTACTGCTAATCTGCTGAAAATAGATAAGGAAAAATTAAGAAGAGAATCATTCGTACCTAAATTTACAAAAAGAAAACCAATCAAATCCATAGCATTTGATAATCTATTTAAAGGTAAAATACCTAGTTTCTGGGAAGCGTTAGGACAATTAGCAAGTGCATTAATAAAGTTTTTCTTAGTTCTTCCTGCTCTTAAATGGTTATCTAATCCCGAAAATCAGGATAAAGTTGTTTCTGGACTAAAAACACTAGCAAAAGTATTTAAGTTTATTGCCGATGTTTCTAAGTTTGCATTTGTCAATACCATAGAAGGACTGTATGATCTTTTAAGGGATGATGCTACTTGGATGGAAAGAATTGGTGGATTTGTTCAAGCAATGACTGGACTGGGAACTGCGTTCCTAGCGTTAAGTTTTCTTACGAATCCATTAGGTCTTATTGCTACCTTCAAAAGTGTGCTAATATTCTTCCATAAGGGACTGCTCGGTGCTTTTGCTGCTCTTGCTAGACATCCTTTGGTTCTCGGTGCAGGAATCTTTATGGCAGGTAAATACCTTCCTCAGATGTTTCCTGGTCTTGTTAATCGAGAAGAGACCAAGATAGAGGAGGGTCTAGAAACTTCTGGTGATGGAATGGCAGATTCCCTTACGGTAGAACAGCGTATTGCTGAACTAAAAAAACAAAGGGAGGACATGAACTTCTTAGATAGACTAAGAGGTAAAGTAGCAGAAATTGATGAGGCAATTTACAGATTAGAAACTGGAGAAACTAAAAGTTACGGATTTTCTTATGGCGGTTATTTGGATGGTTTTGCTAAGGGTGGTTGGATTTCTGGTCCTCAGTCAGGGTATCCTGTATCACTAGGCGGTTCCAAACCTGATTTTATTGGACATGGAACTGAATATGTTGCTCAAAAGGAGGGAAGTGGAGATGCATTTATTGTTCCCTTTGATACTCCTGCAACAAAAGTAGATAAAGGACTGACAGAACGAAGAATGGGTGAGGCAAGAAGTCTAGGATTTTTTGCTGAAGGTGGTGGATATGATGAATTTGCTAGGAGAATGATTAAGATTCATGAGGGATTTCAACCAACAGCGTACCCTGAACCTGATGGTCGTGGAATGTCTATTGGATATGGTCATTTAATTAAACCTACAGATACTTTCCCCACTACTATCAGTAGGGCATTTGCTGATAAATTGTTCAATGAAGATTATAAGGATCATAAACATGCTGCTACAAACATTTCTGGTTATGGAAAATCTAGTCCTCAGCAGAAGGCAGCGTTAATTGATCTAACTTATAATATGGGTCCTGGATGGCATAAAGGATTTCCTAAATAGTGGTCAACTTGTGACATAGTTTATCTCTTGTCACCCTTTAGCATTTTTTGTAACTCAGCTGTACTTCCTACAAACAATGCGTTAGTTACATTTTTGGGTGCATTACTTGGAACTTCTTTTAACTTTTGCATTTTCATTTGTAAATCTACAAGTTTTTCGTTTACCTCTGCAACCTGTTTTATAAGATTACCAGCAACCTCATATGATCTTGGTGTTTCACTTTCTCTTGCAATATCAAGAATACCTGTGATTGCATCTTGACCTCTTTCTATTAAATTGTAAAAGTTTTCTCTTTGATACTTATAGTCATTATCAATATCCTCATCATTCAGTTTTGTTTCTGGAACAACTATTTCT